GATGATAGATTATTTGATTTAAGAAATCAACATGATGTTGATAAATTTATATCAATTAATAAACCTGATATTGTAATTATATCTGCTGCTAAAGTTGGTGGTATTTTATATAACAAAACTTATCCTGCTGATTTTTTGTATGATAACTTGATGATATCTTCTAATTTAATAAACAGTTCATATAAACATGGTGTTGAACGATTATTATTTTTAGGAAGTTCTTGTATATATCCGAAATTTGCTACACAACCAATCAAAGAAGAATATTTATTGCAATCGGAATTAGAACCAACTAATGAAGGTTATGCAATTTCTAAAATTACAGGATTGAAAATGTGTCAATATTATAGGAAACAATATGGCGTAACATATCATTCTGTAATGCCGACTAATTTATATGGGTTGAACGATAATTATCATCCAGAAAATTCTCATGTTATACCTGGTATGTTCCATAAATTTCATACAGCAAAACTTAATAATTTAAATGAAGTTGAAATTTGGGGGAGCGGTTCACCAAAAAGAGAATTTTTATATGTAGATGATTTAGCTAAAATTTGTTTAAAATTATTAGAAATAGAAAATCCTCCAGATTGGGTTAATGCTGGTTCTGATTATGAAGTTACTATTTTAGATTTAGCTAAAAAAGTAGCTGAAACAGTTGGTTATAAAGGATTAATAAAAACTGGTGACCCTAAATTAGATGGAACTCCTAGAAAAAAATTAAATAATGATTTATTGAGAAGTATAATAGATTTTGAGGAAACACCATTTGACATTGGACTAAGAATATCTTATGATGATTTTTTAAAAAACTTTTAATATGGAAGAGAATATTTTTAATTATATAGATTCTGTTTTGTTTCATAAAAAAAAACTAAATAAAATCAATGAAAGGGAAACTCAATTCAATTTGTATATGCTTAATCGTTGGTGTAGCATGTATTCTCCCGACCTTGCTCAGATTATCAATCAAACGTCAAATCAATTCAAAGAAGTTTTATCATTAAAACAAGATCAATATGATTTTTGTTTTAATATGTTTCCCAAATCAAAAAAACGTAAAATAGAATATATTAAAAAACAAAAAACTGAAACAATTCAAGAAAATACAGATTTTAAAAGTTTGGCTAAAAATTTTGAAATTTCAGAAAGAGAAGCAAAAGAATGTATTGATTTTATGAAATAATTATGTAATTAATAATATGGCAATTGAATTACCCTCACACATGGACAACGTCAAACATAAAAAAGGTATGATTGACTTGGATGCAAATAGCGAAGGATTTTTTGGATTAGATGATTATAAATTATCATTTGTATTTGATGATATTGTGTTGGTAGAATTTGTTGATGAAGTTGCAGATGCTCAAGGTGCAGCTATTATGAGAAATGGTTTGTATGTACCTACAAATGTAAACACAAAGGCGTGGAGAAAAGCTAAAGTTATTTTAACTGGTCCTAATGTAGCTTATTGTAAAAAGGGTGATATCGTAATTTTTCCAAATGATAAAGGTGTTACCGTTTCTAATATGGAAATTGAAGGATATGGTACTATTAAAAATGGTATGTTTTTGAATGAACAAAGAATGTTTGGTATTGCTAGTAAAAAAGATTAAATAATTAAGTGGCAACAGCAATAAAACCATATAAATACGGTACTGAATATAATTACAAATTAGTTGGTTATCGTGAATTGGATTCTTTATTGAGATCTAATGTTTGTATACTTAATGTATTGCGTCGTCATCCAGTAGAAGGTAAGAAAGCATTCAGAAGAATGTTGTGTACGAATTCTTTAGATTTTTTAAATTCGTATAACGGTAAAATGAAAGTAGGTTACCGTCCACCAACACAAGCACCACCATATGATCCTAAGAAATATAATTTAATTTGTGCTTGGGATATAATGAGTATGGGATTTCGGATGATTAATATGGATGAATGTTATATGAATTATGTTTATCCAGTAACAACAAAACAAGAAAGATATATGTTTTGGATTGAATTATTTAATAAAACTTTTTATCTTATGACACCACAAGAAAAATTAGGTTGGATGTCTATTTGGTAGTTGATAATTTTATAAAATATTTTAAATACATTAATGGTGGTAGATGATCTATTTAAATATTTTCTTCAACGAAATGTAGTTTTTTCTTTAGATAAAAAAGTTATAAAAGAGGGAAATTTGTTATTGTATAAGAAGAATGATTATTATATAATGCTTTATCTTAAAACTTCAAATCAAGAACAAAAAAAGTTTGAAATACCATATCCGTTTTCAATTGAATCAGAAAACGGATATTTTGTTTTAAATTATACTTTAAGCGCAATATCTAAATCAGATTCTGAATTATATTATAGATTAATTTCTTTAAATCAAAAATCTGCATCTAGATTCTATAATCAAAAAATCATCATCTTCGAAAAGAATGCTCTTGATCTGTCTGTTGTTTCGTAGTAGAGTATTTGCATGGCATTATTAGATTATTTTCCAAAAGGTTTCACTCCACAACAACAGCAAATTGATTTACTTAATCAAATAGAAGAAGCGTTTGAACAAGGATACAAATTTGTAATTTGTTGTGCACCCACTGGTAGTGGTAAATCGTTTTTATCTAAAACACTAGCTAATGTATCTAGTGAAGTAACACAAAAATTCAAAGATTTAATTGATTCAAACAATGCTTTTAAATTAGATAGTTATGGAGATTTCTTAAAAAAAGAAGATTGTTTAAATGAAAAAACTTTTGGGGTTTTTGCTTTAACTATTACTAAAAGTTTACAAGATCAATACACATCATTATTTGATGATTCAAAAGCTTTAAAAGGTAAATGTAATTATTTGTGTAAAGTAGATCCGAAATATGATGTAGATGTTGCTCCTTGTGTTTTTACGAATGGATTAAAAGAAAAATGTATTTTAAATTCTACTTGTGAATATTATAATGCTAGAAGAAATTTATTGACTAATAAGTTTGGGGTTCTGAACTATAGTATGTATTTGTCGTTGCCAGAACATGTAAGAAGAAGAGAGTATATCATTTGTGATGAAGCTTCTGAAGTCGAAGAAGAATTGGTAAAAATGTTTAGTAGGTTTCTTCCGTATAAACTATTAAAACGATTGGGATTCCTACCAAAAGATGTTCCTGTTGAGAATTATCAAAAGTTTAAGATCTGGTTAGATACTTTAGTACTTAAACTTGGTGATGAGATTGATGATCTTAAAAAGATCATTATGAAAAAGAAAAAGAAAGATAATTTAGATTCTGAAATTCAAAGATTTAAATTATTCAATAATATGCTCAGACAAATGCGAGCAACATTAGAATCATGGAAAGAATGTGAATATGTTATTGAATATAATTTAGATGGTGTGACGTTAAAACCTCTTAAAGTTGATAATTTAGCAAAACATATATTTGATTTTGGTGATAAAAATTTGTTAATGTCTGCAACTATTATCGATCCAGAAAATTTTGCCAAAACATTAGGTATTAAAAATTTCAAATATATTGAAGTAGATTCTACATTTGATCCAAAGAATGCTCCAATATATGTTAGTAACCATGTAAAATTAAATCATAAAAATTTGAGAGAAAAATTGCCTTATATTAAAGATACCATATTTAAAATTTGTAATACACATAAAAATGTGAAAGGTATTATTCATACACATACTAATGAAATAACTCAATATCTTAGAGATAACATTGATGATCCTAGATTTATATTTCGTTTAGATGGTGCTGATAACGAAAAAATTCTTAAAATGCATATAGAAAGTTCCGAACCAACTATATTAGTGAGTCCTTCCATGGCTTATGGTGTGGATTTGAAAGAGGATTTAGCTAGATTTCAGATAGTAACTAAAGCTGCTTATATGCCATTGCATGATGAACGTATTAAAAGACTTTTTAAGGAAGATAGAGATTGGTATGTTAATAAAATGCTTAACAATTTAATTCAAGCATGTGGTAGAGGTGTTCGAACTAAAAATGATAAATGTGTTACATATATTTTAGATGGTAACATTTCAGAAGCTGTTATTAGAAATTCTAGAAAATTACCGAAATATTTCTTAAGACGATTCATGTAATATTAAGTTACTCTAGTATTACTAAATACTAGAGTAACATGTATAATAAAACCTTTCATTTCGAGATTCGTGATTTATTGACGCAATTTATAGCGGCAATGGATGATGTAGTTATTGGTAGATACGATAAAAATCGAAATAAGCATGAAACAATTAAAGTTCGATACGTTCATGCTCCTAAAGAAAGAGTTATTTATGATATTGTAAATAAATCACAGAACATTACAGTTCCTGTAATATCAATCTCAATTACATCAATTCAACGTGATGTTAATAGGGTTTTTAATAAAATTGATGGTTTGTATGCACCAATAAATAAAAATAGATTTGATAGTACTGTGATAGGTATGCCCATTCCAGTAGATTTATCTATTGCAATGAGTATTATAACAAATTATCAAAGTGATATGGATCAAATTATTTCTAATTTTGTTCCGTATTCAAATCCATATATAGTTATATGTTGGAAAATACCAAAAGAATTTGGCATTGAATATGTAGAAGAAATAAGATCTACAGTTATTTGGGATGGAACTATAAATTTAGAATATCCCATAGATATTGAATCTACAGGTAAACCTAGGTTTGTTGCTAATACAAATTTTACTATAAAGGGTTGGCTCTTTCCTCAAGAACCTGATAATTTAATTAAAAATATATATTTCGTTAAATCTAATTTTAGAACTACTAGTAAATTAGATTTAAGTTATGATCAAATAAATGCATTATCTGCTGAAGGATTACAGTATGATGCATTAACTAATATCCGTAAAGAAACAGAAATGGTATCCGTATCTGGTGTTCCATATGTAACAAATCTATATATGAATACATCAGCGGGTCCAAATTTATTATTAGATACGAATGTTATTATAGGAAATAAAAATTCATTCCTTATTTTGGGTAAAAATTTCAATTATACAACAAATGTATTAATAAGTAGTAATTCATCAACATTCTACAATAATTTAACTACGTTTAATTATGAGTATTATCCAGAAATACGAGGATTTATTTTACCTAAAACTTTTTATAAGATTTTAAATAAAAATAGTATATATATTACATTACCCAATTTAACTGAAAATGCTGATATGAATTTTGTTGTAACCAATTTTATTGGTTGGTCTGACACAAATTCTATAAATACTAATTTAGTATATATTTCTGGACTTTAATAAATAAATACCAGTATGGCTTCTAACTTCGATGATGGAAAATCTTCTACATTTGGTAGAGAATTGATGAGTTATATATCATCAAAATTACCTTATTCTGGATTTGATGTAACAAAATTAACTGATACATTAAATCCAAAATACAAATATTTCGAAGAAACAGGAATCAGGAGAGCTGAAGTTTTATCTAGACATTCTATATCACAAAATTATGACTATAATAATGCTTCGATAGGAAGTATTACCTCAGATAAACAATATAGTCAAATAATGTATGCTAATATCCAGAAGGATAAAGCAGCAAGAATAAGAGATTATAGAGTGATGGCAGCATTTTCTGAAGTTGCAAATGCTTTAGATGAAATTTGTGATGAAGTTATTAACATTAATTCCAGTACAAATAATTGTATGGAATTGAAATTTAAAAACATACAACTATCAAATTATCAAACAGAAACATTACAAAAAGAATTTTCTAAATATACAAGCCATTTTGATTTCGAACATAAAGGATGGGGATATTTTAGACAATTAATGGTCGAGGGTGAAATTTATTGGGAGCATATTATACATAAAGATTATCCAGAAGAGGGTATACTTGGTGTTGTGCAAGTACCTACAGAACTTATTGATCCAGTATTTTCTAATGTACAAAATGTTATAATTAAAGGTTATTTGTATCGAAAACCTAAATTTGATCCTAATAATCCATTAAAACAAATTGGTGTGGATTTCATTCCAATGGATAAAAATCAAGTTACTTATATTAACTCTGATGTATGGAATGAAAGTAAAACCATGCGTCTTCCATTTTTAGAAAATTGTAGAAGAGCTTATCGTCAATTATCAATGATTGAAGATAGTATTGTTATATATCGTCTAGCCCGTGCTCCTGAACGTCTAGTTTTTAATGTTGATGTAGGTAATATGCCAGCACCTAAAGCTGAAGCATATTTACGTAAATTAGTAACACAATATTGGAGTTCTAAAACATATGACCCAAATCAAGGTGGAATAGTACAAAAGTTTAATCCACAAAGTATTCTTGATAATTTCTGGTTTGCTAAACGTGCTGGTTCTGAAGGTACTAGTGTAACTCAATTAGCTGGTGCAGGAAATTTAGGAGAACTCGAAGATTTAATGTACTTTGTTAAAAAGCTTTATCAGTCATTAAAGGTTCCAACTACACGTTTAGATCCCCAAGACGCATTTCGTGATGGTGCAGATATGTTGCGTGAAGAATTGAAATTTGCACGATTTATTATTCGTCAACAACAGTTGTTTTCTTCTGGGATTAAGACGGGTTTTATTACGCATCTACAAATGAAAGGTTTGTGGAAAGATTTCGAATTGAAAGAAGATTCTATTCAAATAGAATTTAATGTTCCAACCAACTTTTATGAACTTCGTGAAAGTCAAAAATTAGAATTGAAAGTTAATAATTTTAGTAATTTAGCAAATAATGAATCTATATCACCAACATTTGCACAGAAAAGATATCTTGGGTGGTCTGATATTGATATTAAAGCTAATCGCGAATTTCTACGTAAAGATAAAGAATTACGTTGGGAATTAGCTCAAATCGAAGCAAATGGTCCTAATTGGAAAGAAATGGTAGCTGCACAAGCTGCTAGTGGAGAAACGCCAGAAGTTGGTGCAGGAGGTGGTGGAGGTGGAGGTGGTGGATTACCACCAGCATTTACAGGTGGACCAGCAGTACCAGAAGGTGGAGCACCAGAAGCTGCACCAGAAGAAGCAGGAGCAGAAGGTGGGGGAACACC